ATAAGATTTCTATCAAGCCCTTTTAGGGTTTTAATTTGCTTAGTTTTTTTTAATGACATATTTAAGTTTTACTTTGCTGTTGAATATTTAAAGAATATTTATACTAGTGTTCTGCAGGAGGTTTTTTACGTCTCCCGCACAACAAAAGTAAATGAAAAAATTTAGTTCAATCTCATTACAATCTCACCACAACTTGTAGGATCTTGAATTTGGATTCCAACTTCAGCTAACATGTGTACTTCGTACCCATCTAAACCGTTAGATCTCATTGTGTTCATACTGTTCGATACTTCTCCATAAGGAGTAGTAGAACCACATACATACCACATTGCATTTTCAGAGTTATTCTTAGCAACTTTTCTAATGTTTGCATCACCCTTTACAGTACCAAAGTTTAAGATTGTAAATCTATAAGATTCCAATGGCTTCTTTGTAACTGGGTGTAAAGATCTGTTACGAACTTTATCATCATAAGGTGAGAATTCCTTAACAGTTAAAGAAACTCCATTCAAAAACTCAACAGTTTTAAAGTGTCCAGTTAATGTCAAGTCATCTCCTTTACCGGTAATAAATGTTCCACTATCAGTAACAGTTATTCCAAGGTCATTCTTACGCTCAAGAACTGCTTTATTAAACTCTCTAACTCCCATCTTACCAGTCAAGGCAACGAAGTTATGGTTTCCACCCCAACGGTCTGCATTGTAGGATAAGTCTAATAAGAACTCATCTAAAATGTCATAGGTTAAACGCGTGTAGTATAATCTATTTGCTGGAGAGATTTGTTGTCTCACACCTGCACCATGATAAACTGGTCTTTGATTTTGGCCTTCTAATCTTACATTACCTTGTGGGTCTTTGTTATAGATGGTGTAAATAAAAGATCTATCGATTTCTTTGTACCATTGAGCTAAAGCTGTCCACTCTGCTAATTTAGTCCAGATTTTAGTTTCTTGACCATCTTCTGAGAATAAAGAAATAACCATTACATCAGTCGCTGCAGATCTTGACACTGCATAGTGCTTACGTAAAGTAGTTAATTGATTCTTTAATGTCATAGGAGCTACGAAATCAGTTCCACCACCTTTAAGAGAAAATTCTTCTACAGTAGAGAAATCTTTAGAGAAACGAGCACCAGAAATTAATTGATCAGCGTCTATCCACTTTTTAGGATCTGGATCTGTAAGAACTGCAGTATAGATAAAGTCAATCCCATTAGATTGAACATTAGATACTCTACACATTGTACCGTTATCAGATACTAAGTTATCAGAAATTTGAAAAATTCCTTCTTCCATTTTCCATCTAAAAGGTAAACCACTTTTACCAGCATTTGCTCCATTATCTAATGGTCCAGTAACTACAATAGCTCTTTCAGTTTGTCCGTGTAATTCCCAAGTGTATTCACGGTTGTTAACAAATCTTGTGTTACCAATACCCCCTGTTAACATTGAAAGTACTGTCTCATTTTGCGTACCAAATGCAAAAGCTAAAACAGCATCCATTTTCTCTGGCTCCGTAAGGTAGGCCATAGACAAGTGATCTGATTCAGTCATTCCAGAAGGTAGAGCTCGTAGCTTGTTTAATTGCAACGGCGATACGTTTGTTTGATTCATAATATTTATTTAATTAATTCTATTTTTTATCCGGACCAGGTGAGAATATACTAGGGAATACTATTTTCCCTTTGTTAACTACATCCTTTTTAACTGTAATACTAGAGTTACTATTTGCAGCTGTTTTACTACTGTATCTAGTAAGTTTTCGTTTTCTAGTCTGAGTCAAGGTATTCTCTACCTCTTTTGTAATATCTGCTTGATTAAATTCTACGTAATCAAGAAACGCTATTTTAAGTTTTCTATCCTCGTCAGACATGTTACGCTGTAATTGGGTTTTACCCGTCTTACCATCAACTTTGAATAAATAATCTTCAAACTCTTTTTTTCTAACATCAGTCATTTTAAAACCTGCGATGCTGTCTATTCCTTTTATTTTAGTCTTTAAAGCCGCTATCTCATCATCTGCTTTTTTGTTATTTGCTTTTGACGTAGCTGCTGTTGCTTCTTGTCTTGCAACTTTGGTAGCTGCTTCTTTTGCAATTAAAGATTTAAAAGCAGTAGCAGATTTTCTTTCTAATTTACCACTAGCTATAACATCTTCAACTTCTTCTTCAGCTTCTTCTAAAGTCATTTCTTGACTTAAGTAAAACTCTGTAAGGGCTAATCTCTGATTGTCCTCATCGTCCTCATTCATTTCTGACCAAGGCTCTACAGCTTTAATAAATTCAAAATCTTCTTCAGAACCTCCACCTTGTAAATGGGTGTACAGTCTTTTAACTGATTCAGGAGCTTCTGATAAACCTTTATCAATTCCTCTTCTAATACTAGTTGCAACTGCTGCAGCTATTCCTTCTGGTGTAGCGTCTACTTCTTCTTCATCGTCTAAATCTAAAATTCCTTGAGAATCTAATAATTCAAACGTAGAATCTAACTGCTCATCTGAATAAACTGTAGCTGTCTTAACTGCAGTTTTGTCATCAGTTTTCGCGTCATCTGCTTTACCCTCTGCTTTACCAACGACAATTTTGTCTTCAGTACCTTTATCAACATCATCATCTTCTGCTGCTGCTGCAGTTTCGTCAGCAGGTTTAACATCGTCTTTTTTGATAGTTGTTTTATCTTCTTCTTCTATTGCTTTACTCGGTGTACCGAGGTTTAAAGTTCCCCAAATGCTTTCAAATCCCATATATTATACTATTGTTGTTATGTAAATGTACTATAAAAATATAATTTAAAACAAAATTTGTGTTACTATTTTATTAAGTGCTTAAAAGACAGTTAGTTATTTAGTTTCATCTTTTGCCTTTTTATCGTCCGGAAAACTCATAGCTACAATTTGACCAGACGCTCTGATTTCTCCTGGCTTACTATTGCCGTGAGCTATCTCCCAAACATCTGGAGATCTTATAGAGTTTACACTTAAAGTAACAATTACTTTTATTTCTGTGCCTACTGTCAAGTTCTTTACAGCTGGAAAATTTTTAGTACTTAATTCTAAATGCCCATAAGACTTAACTTCTTTCTGCTTTACGTCGATTTTATTTTTTATCATTTTTACTTTGTTTTAACTCCTGTTGTTTCTCTTTAGATCTAGTAGCCTCTTTTTCTTTCTCAAATTCCAACTTGTCTGCGTTATCTATAGCTTGTGTAGATAATTTTAGAACTTCCAACTCAGATTGATCAGCACCACTTTTTGAGATAATGTCTAATTTAGTAATGGTAATATCAGTTTCATTCTTACTATCAGCAATACCTTTTTCATGAACTCTTTGTAACTCATCATCTTTTCTCTTAGTTTCTAAAGCTTCAGCAGCAGATTTAGCCTGAGCTTGAGAACTAGCTTGAGCAGCTTCATTTGCTTTATTTTCTCCTGCTTCTAAAGTAGACTTCATATAACTCATAGAATCAGAGTCTATTACATTAGCTATGTCAAGTAAGCTTGCTTTACCTTGCTGTACTGCGGCGGTAATTAACTGTTCTACTTTATCTTTTTTAACCCTGTCTTCAAAAGAGTTGGTTACAAATACACCCATATCAGAAGCATTTAACACATCTCCATCAACTTGTAAAGTAGCAATCTCTTTCTCATTTAGTATCAGTTCCATCTCTGTACCATCCATGTATGCAATTTTTGCAAGTTCCAACAATTCAGTAAGAACTTCTTCCTTTAAAAGGTCATGGAAATAAAACCAAGGTTTAGTAACATTTGTAGATCTAGAGATAGCAGTTTGTGCTCCTGTAGCAGTTTCCTGCCCTCCAATATCTCCTCTACGTTGAGCAGATACTCCCATAATATCTTCTACTAAAGCTTCTAATTTATCAAGAATTGACATGTATTGCCCTACTACTTGAGATAAAGACATATCAATACTTTGGAACTGATTAAAGTTTGCAACAGTACTAGGATCTCCTTTTCTACCTTCTTCCTTAGAGTTAATCCATATAACTCCCATGTTTTCAAAGTAGTACATCCACTGGTCAACATCCCATCCTTGAGACTTAGGAAGTTGTGCAAAATCCATTACGAATTTTTTACCTTTGGCTTTAGCTATTTCTTGCTCTAATCTCCACCAAATAATGATGTAAGTATATTGGTGAGCTTTTACTAAATCCACCATAGACGTAGCTACAGAGTTTACATTGTTGTAAATAAATCCTATATAAGGTAAGTTCTTAGTTTGATTATTTTTGGGTCTTACATTAACAAAAGTATCTCTACCTATCAACATACCTTCCCAAATTTCTGTA